TTCTGCTGGAATTTCAGGTTGGTATGATGGAACAGGAACATCTCTCTCATTATTTACAACTGCCTCTTATGCAAGTAGTGGTCATGTAGAAAGACTTCGCATCGACAATAATGGTGATATACTTATAAATTCACCACCAGAAGCTTCTGGAAGATTAACGATACGAGGTGGTGGTGCTTATACAGTAAGTAATTCAGGTAAAGCTTTAGAAGGTTTAGATATTCAACCTGCTACAGTTGGTGATGGTAATTTTGGTGGTGCTATTTCTTTAGGGTGTGGTGGTAATGGTCGCTCTGCAATTGCAGCAGTTCAAGATGGTAATGATGATGATGTAAATGGATTAGCATTCTTTACACACGGTTCCAATAATGGATCTCATGATACTAATCGAAGAATGACCATCACATCAGATGGAGTGATATGTGGTACACCTTTAATTAATCGTTCATTTGGTACAGGGAATGGGCATTTTGCAAACAATGGTGTTTGGAAAACTATAGTTGATTTATCTGGTTGGCCTAATGATGCTTTGTTTATTGCTGATGTTGCTATGCAACATTCAGCTGCTTATACTGCTACTTTCTGGGTTTATAAAACTAATAACGGTCAATATAAAGTTATACATGACCAAGATTCGTTATGTCATTGGAGAATGGATGGATCAAACCTACAGGTTCAACAAAACTCTGGTATAGACCAAACAAATACATTTGGGTATCAAAAAGTCTTTATGGCACTTGGTATGGCTATAAACCCCTAATTAATTAAAAACAATGACTGTACATCCTAACTTAAACGAATATCTATCAGATCCTAACTCCGTATCAGCAGAGGTTAAAGGAGCATTAGATGCTGTAGCCCCTTGGTTACTTAGAAAAAAAAGAGACCAACTATTAGTGGAAACTGATATAAAGGCTTTACCTGATAGTCCTATGACTGATTCAAAAAGAAATGAATGGAAGACTTATAGACAGGCATTGAGAGATTTACCTGCAACTGCTAATCCTAAACTTAATAATCAAGAACAACTTGATGAGAGTAGTGTGACTTGGCCAGATAAGCCATCCTAGTGGATCCTAACATGATAACCGAACACTTGACGTTTATAAAAAGTTACTATATAATTAACACGAAATCAATTAGATAGAAATGACTGATCAACAACAGCATCTTCAACAAGTTCTAGAACAACAAAAGACACTTGTTGGTGAGATCAATGATTTGAACTCACAGGTAGAGTCGAAGAAGCAAATGGCTCTTAAATTACAAGGAGTTCTTGAATATCTACAACAACTTGGTGTTGAATTACCTAAAGAGGAAGAAGCACCTACAGAAGAAGGAGCAGAAGCACCTGCAGCAGAGGCAGTAACACCAGAAGTCGCAGCGGCTGAATAATTGAACTTCACAGTATACTCTAAGGAAGGTTGTCCTTATTGTGATAAGGTCAAGCAGGTTCTGAAATTGACAGGATCTAGTTTTGTTGTGTATACATTAGGTGAGAGATTTAACCGTAAAGAATTTTATGGTGAGTTTGGAGAAGGTTCTACTTTTCCACAAGTTACTTGTAATGGACAAAAATTAGGAGGATGTGTTGAAACTATCAAATACCTCCAAGAACATAAGATTCTTACATGATACCATAAATAAACCGACACTAATTTTAAATAGGAGGTAGTCTGATGAGTACTGTTGATATAATATTAGTGTTGGTACTGCCTATATCATTTCTATTTTTTATAGTAGGAATATTTGGTGGATGGGCTGCTAGAGAATACATGATGAACTATCGTGAGATTCCTAGACCTCACCCAGAAATGTTTGATATTAATGGAAACTTAGTTACTGATGAGGTTATAGCATTCAGATTTGAAAACAATTATGACTACGAAAACACCCAAGACGACGACGAAGAAGACTAGAGGAAGACCTAAATCTGTTAAGGTAGCTCCAGTTTCTTTAGATTTACCAAGAAATCCTTTTTCTTTTGAAGTATTGGATCTTGTATCAAAACAAAAGACTGCTGCTAAGAAAGTAGAAGCATTAAAGAGATATGAACATCCTTCATTAAAGGCACTCTTTATTTGGAATTTTGATTCGACTGTTATATCAGTCCTTCCTCAAGGAGAAGTTCCTTATACTGGATATGATGAACAGACATCATATAGTGGTACTTTAAGCACCAAGATTAGTGAAGAAGTTCGTAGGATGCATGAGACTGGTTCCTTCTCTATGGGAACTAGTGATAAAGAAGGGCATACTACAATTCGTAGAGAGTTTAAGAATTTCTATCACTTTATTAAAGGTGGTAATGATTCATTAAATGCTATTCGTCGTGAGACCATGTTTATAAACATCCTAGAGGGTCTACATCCACTTGAAGCAGAGATTGTTGTATTAGTTAAGGATAAGCGATTACAGGACGTTTACAAGGTCACACAGGATGTTGTAGCAACTGCTTATCCTGATATAACATGGGGTAATCGTTCTTAAAATGGCAGAAACAAAAACAGAAACAAAAACCGAAAAGAAAGAGAATGTTGACTTCTGGACTGTAGAAGAAAAGAAAACATCTAAAGAAAAATATAATTGTGAAATTATAATTTCTAATGGATCTCTTGAAGAAGTTATGGGAACAACATTTCCTAATGATGCTTTTGTTGTGACTTATAATATTGATAATTCAGATTGTCTTGACCTAACAAGAGGCACAAAGACAAATGTTTTTGATATGTACTATGATAAGTTTAAAAAAGGTTTAAGAGATATTCAGTATGGTAGAGGTACTGTTAACCCTAAGTTGTGGGGATACCAATCACCCAAACCAACAAAGAAAAAAAGGAAGGGTTAAACCAAAATCAACTTTTTTTTCCAAAATACTTCGATAAAAAATCGGGGTATTTTTTTGGTCTGTAGGGTTTTTGTAACAAATTATGAACTACTTGACTAAATAAAGTAACTGTGTTAGTATTAACACATACGTTCATCCCATAAGGGACGCAAGTAAGCCGACTCGGAACGGATCGTTCATCCCATGATCCCATTTCTTATTGCTACTTCTTTAACTTGTTCGGAAGCTCATGTACTTGTCGATAAGATGAGAACATATAAAGTTGACGAAGAGGTACGAACTGAAATGATTCAGATTGTGAAAGAAGAATTTGAGGGATGTTGGGACGCAAAAGCCGACTAAAGGAACGGATTAAAACCCCTACTACTTTGGAGAAAGCCAATGGCAAAAGTCACTTACCGTGGAGTCGAATATGATTCCAATGAGTACAATAAAAAAGTACTCGCTGAAGCAGATCAGCGTAGAAACCATGATTTAATGTATCGTGGTATCAAGATCAGAAGTAAGGCAATTCCTTGCAGTTGAGATAAAGGAGGGTTGTTACCCTCCTTTTTTTATGGTATAATTTAAGTATGGAAATATTTAATAGTTGGCACTGGGGAAAAGGAGAAATTCCTGATGAAATGTGTGATTATATTATTAGTAAGATAGATAATAATTCATATAAAAAAGGTACAACAGGAAATAACAATAAAAAACTTACTAGAAATGTAAATATACAATTCAATAATATTAATTGGATAAATGCACTACTTTGTGGATATATCAGATATGCTAATTCTAAAAATTTTCACTATAATTTATCTGATGAGGATAAAGAATTAGCACAGATTTCTAAGTATTCAGTAGGTGAATTTTATGGAGAACATAGAGATTTTGGAAAAAATGGTAGTTTAACGAGAAAGTTAAGTTTAACTGTTCAACTCTCGGATGAAAACAGTTATGAAGGAGGAGATCTTATATTTTATGGTGGTTCTATTGGAGATAAAGCTCCTAGAGGTAGAGGAAGTGTTATTGTCTTTGATAGTAGAGTATTTCATGAAATAACTCCAATTACTAGAGGTGTAAGATATTCTTTGGTTAAATGGTATCATGGAGACGAGCCATTGAAATAATTATAAGTATGTGTTATAGTATTTGAAAAGTTGTTTCTCTATGGACAAAGAAAAATTAAAAC